CAATCAATCAAAGCATAATCTTAATGGATTTGGTGAATCTCTTGTAAAGCTTACTGAGACTCTTCCATCTGGAAAGACATTACTACAAGAACTGCACGATATGATTGCTGACTACAAATTATCTGGTAAAGAGATTCGTCGTCGATTCCATAGTATGAATACTGGTATTGGAATTAATAATAAAGTCCTATCGTTTATTCTTTTGGTATCTGGTCGTAATGATGTTGTTGTTCTGGACCGTGTGCAAATGCGTAACCTGTTCAATGACGGTCGTTTTGATTCCTATAATCTTTACGATGGCGAAAAAATACCAAAGATGGTAAAGAATCAAAAGACAGGCAAGACTGCTCTCAAGGATGTTCAAGATACTGGTACTGCCATGAACAAACTTGGTGATGACATGGTTGGTCTTATGTACTACGAAGCCATCGAACGTGGTATGAAAGACGCTATTAAGACGGCGTATAATAACCTTGGTCGTGGAGATGGATCACCGGGACAATTCCATTGGGAGAGTTGGGTTGCTACGTCCGCACAGGAAGTCGATCATGGTAGCATCGAAGGTATTCTTCGTGATGCACTTGGTGTGGTAGATCCATACTATAATATTAATACACGTCAAGGAAAGTATGACGAGTTTTCATCTGGCATGATATATGGCTATGATAAAAACGCAGCAGCATATGTCGAGCTTCCAGACGGATTAGGAAACTTCTTTAGGTTTACACCAACAGAAGGTAAAGACGTTCTTGAAGTGGTTAAAGAGCCTAAAAATGGTATTATTCCTCCAAACTTCAGAGTGAGTCAAAATGTCACAGGACCGTGGTACAACAACAAACAAGTCAACAAAGCCAAGCTTAACCAACTATACTCCGAAAGAGGAACCTTGGTTTACGGAGATAATGCAGGACTTGGCAAAGCTGACACCGATGTCATCAGACCCGGACGTACAGCAGCCCCCACCACCGCCGCAGTAGAACGTGCAGTTGCTAGGTCTGGAGAGCAATTCTCTCGTGCAAGGATTGTTGATGCACCAAGCTTAAATAATCTTCCTACAAACGTTAATATTGAAGGCTATGGCAAGATAACTGCTGGTCCGTTTAAACCAGCTAGAGAAGCAGCTTATTCTTATATGCAGAAAGCTGGTCTGACGTACAATCCACCAACAGATTACGTTAAGGTAGATGTTAATAGAGCAAAGAGAATTGCTGACGCTTATGAGGCTATGGCTAATGCTCCACAAGATCCAGAAGTAAAAGCGTCTTATGATCAGCTTATTCGCGAAACTATGGATCAATGGGAAGCTATTAAGGAAACTGGATTAAAGGTTGAATTCTTTGATCCTAACAATGATCCATACAAAGCATCTCCACGCCTTGCTACTGAAGACGTGCGTAATAATAACCATCTCTGGGTATTTTCTACAGATGATGGTTATGGCACAACGGCGATTACAGCAAAAGATATTGCAAATAATCCTATGTTGGCTACGACTAAGGAAACATTCTCTGGAAGACCAGCAAGAGTTAATGATATCTTCCGGGTTGTTCACGATTACTTTGGTCACATTAAAGAGGGTGTTGGCTTCAGAGCAGATGGCGAAGAAAATGCATGGCGTTCTCATGCATCAATGTATTCACCATTAGCAAGACGGGCTATGACTTCTGAAACACGTGGTCAGAATTCATGGCTAAACTATGGCCCATTTGGAGACAAAAACAGGACTGCACAAATACAGGACACGGTATTTGCTGATCAAAAGGTCGGCTTGATGCCAGAGTTTACAATGTTAGAAGGTGCAGAGGACTTCTTGGCTCCTTCTGGTGAGCAATTCTCTCGTGCAAGAGCAGCACAGACTGCCATCAATGCAAGGATTCAGGCAGCACCTACTAATGATGGTATCGTGTCGAAGTTTGCGTCAGAAGTGTATGTAAAGGATGGTAGCCTTGGCAGTGGCCTTGGTGGACTGAAGGTTAGGTTCATTCAGGGTCTGTTTGATTATCTCGCACCACTAAAGCTTATTGCACCAAATGCATATAAGAAGTTCCGCATTGCCAATAACTCAGCAAGTATTGCTCTAAGTGTTATAGCTAACGGACCTATTGAGCGTTTCAAGGGTGGCTACAGGACTATTCCCGGTGCAAAGTCCCTTACTGCTATTATTGATGGTATTGGTAAAAAGTACGGCCCAGAGGGTGTTCATCTCTGGACTGGTTATATGGCTGCTAAAAGGTCAAAGCGTCTTATCCTCGAAGGAAGAGAGTCGTTGATGACACAGGCAGACATTGATGAGATGCTCAAACTTTCTAATCAATACCCTGAATTTGAGACAGCACGAAAAGAATGGATAGAGTTCAATGACAAAAATGTTGACTTTGCTCGTGCAAATGGAACTCTTACTGCAAGAGAAGCAGCTTCTTGGAAGGCAAATGGTGATTACATTCCTTTCTATCGTGCTCTTGATGATGACGGTGGTCTTGTCGCTCCGGGTGTAGGAACACTTGCAAGGCAGTCTGATGTATCCAAGAAACTCAAGGGCAGCGATAAGCAGTTGGGTAATATTCTTGAGAACATGATTCTCAATACTGATCTTCTTATCAGGAAAGCTATTCGTAACGATGCTCTACGTTCTCTTGAGCGTGAGGCTGCAGGAACTGGTGCTCTTCAGAAAATCTCAGGTGTAACGCCAACGTCAGTACTGACAACAGGCAAGAGCATCGCTGATGAAATTGCTGATCATCTTTCCAAGGTGATGGGTATCGATAGGACAGATCCAGCGTTTGACGTGATCGTACAGCCTATCATTGACGCGACAGATATGTCTGACGCTGGATTGATTTCATTGTTTGGGTTCAAGCCTAACATGGACAAGGACGTGATGGTTGTTCGTGGACCTTCAGGTATTGCTGGAGACACAAGCACGAAGAGATACTACAAGATTAAAGATCCGTTGCTTGTCACGGCGTTGACGTTTGTTCCACCTAGCAACCTTGGCTTCATGCGTCTTCTGACAGCACCAAAGACATTGTTTACTCGTGCAATTACGATGGCTCCACCATTCATGGCGGCTAACTTGTTCAGAGATACGCTTCAGGCACGGGTTCTTTCCAACGCGAAGACAATCCCGTTCTTTGACACGACGAAGGGTCTGTACGCATCTCTCAGGAACACTCAAGGAGCTAAAGATCTTCAGGCTGGTGGTGGTTCTACAACGAACAACTACGACTCGTCGAGTTTAAACAGATACAAGAAGTTGACCGGATCAAAGTCTAATCCATTCATGGTTGCGCTTGGCAATGCTTGGGGTGCTTTGGAAGCTATCGGTAACGCGACAGAAGTTGCCAACCGAATTGCTATTCGCGAAGCAAAGCTTAAGTCTGGTGCATCTCTTGGTGATGCAAACTTTGAAGCACTTGACATCATGGACTTCTCGTTGCGTGGATCAAACGTAATCGTAAACTTCATGATCTCGACAGTGCCATTCCTTAATGCACGTCTGCAGGGTATGTACAAGTTAGGCCGTGCTGGGTTCAGCAAAGAGAACCGTGCCAACTTCCTGCTCATGGGTTCAATGTTTGCACTGGCATCGCTTGGTCTTGCTGCAATGAACGAAGACGATGAGCGTTATAAGAAAGAAACGAACGTATCAAAAGACAACTACATTCATATCTATCTTGACAAAATCCTGCCAAAGGAAGCTCTAATCGCCGCTGGTATCGATAAGTGGACTGAAGACTTCCATATTGCATTGCCAAAGCCGTTTGAAATCGGTGCAGTCTTCATGACCATTCCAGAGCGTATGTATGGCGTGTACAACGGAACGCAACAGGCAAAGGACTTGAGGGATTCTGTCTGGGGTATCGTTGGTACAACATTCAAGATGCACCCAGTCGAAATGATTCCGTACCCTGCTAAAATTGCAGCAGAGCAGATCATGAACGTTGACTTGTTCAGGAAGCAGGATATTGTCCCGGATTACAAGAGAGCACCGGGTTTTGAAGAGGCTGAGTATAAATACGACACCCCTGAAATACTCAAGGCTTTCTCTCAGGCCGTTAAGGATAGCACGGGCGTTGGTATCTCGCCACTAAGGGCAGAAAAACTTATTCGCGACTTTGCTGGAACGTTTGGTGAATACTTCATGATGGCTGGTGACATGGCCTACCGTGAAATGAATGGTATGCCACAGCCTATCAATAAGAGCCTTCTTGAAAGTGTGACTGGTCAGAGTCGATTTGTTAAGACAAACTCACCTGCGTATACACAGCACGAACAAGACTTCTACAACCTACATAAGGATATCAAGAGCATCGTAAGGGTTCTTGATACCTTCGATAAGGAAAACCCTGAAAAGGCAGAGAAGTTTGAAGAAGCTAATGCTGCATATCTTTCTATGGAAAAGAAAGCTAACAAGGTAAGTAAACAACTTGCAGATCTACGCAGTGCAAAGGAACAGATCTACAGAGAAGGTGGTCCAAACGCAGAAGCTGAGATCAAAGCAATTAATGCAGAAGAAAATGAACTCACAAGAGACTTTATGATTGAATTCAGGGAAGTTGAGAAAGAATACTGATGTCGCTGTTTAAACGCTCTTGTGGAATCCACCAAGAGTCTTTATTCCAGAAGTCTTCAGTCTTCGCGTCTTTGCCACTGATCCAACCCTTGATCTCATAGAGAAGTTCATTGTGCGCGATGACGAGAATGTAGTTGTCTGATTCGCTGTCTGGCTTACGTACAATCAGATGTGCTTTTGGATGGGCAGAACTACGCACTTGCATATCTGCCCCAAGGTCAGCTTCCTTACCAACGTTTACAGAAAATCCCCAGTACTTTCCAAGGTGTTTTGCTAACGCCATTTCGGCTGCAGCACCCTGAATATCTGTCTCCCAATAGGATGTTCTAGCTGTGAACTTCTTGCTGTGAAGTCCACGATCAATTGACTCAATACGTCTATCAACCCCAACCATAGCCGCCTGTTTCAGTTCGAACTTTGTTAGATTAATAAACATCTGATACCCCTGTAAAAAATGCGGAGAATAAGTGTTCTATTCTCCGCATTAAGTCTTAACCAGTATGGAAGGATGTTCTAAAAAAGGAAAAACAGAACATCCTCAGAAAGGGATATCATCATCCATTGGTATTGTCACAGGTTGGCTAACGGTTTTGTTGGTAATTTCATGAAAGCTAATATCCCCAACAACATATGAATTGTTGGGAACTTCACGAAAGCTAATATTACCAGCAAGATATGCGTTGCCGTTCTTGTCTGCCTGAAGCCAAAGAGATATACCGTTCTTTGGGTCTGACATCATGTTGGTAAACCCAGCTTCGATTGGGCCACTGTAGTGAGGAGCCTTCTCATTGTCAGACTTGGTTGGAAAGATTGCACCAATCTTCACATACACTTCGCTGACAGTCTTGCCCTTGGCAGTGACTGCATCAACGACGACTGACTTAAGTTCAACACCATTGATGTTGATACGCCCAGCCTTTGTAACGTTCTCCTGACCGCGTGGTTCAAAGAGAGCGATTTTGTTCGTGTTATCGTAGTTACTCATTTTTTCGACTCCAAACGTAGTTTTGTTGACTCTGCAGTTTTAGTGACGTGCTCGAAGAGTGACAAGTCTGCCTCACCAATCTTCATGATAGTTTCAGTGTTATCCCCAACAAGTCTTTCGTATGATGGAGTGTCAGGGCATTTCTCTAGCTTAGAGATAAAAGACTTAGCCCACTCGTCATACTTCTTTCCAGTGAGAGGAATTGTCCAAGATCCTGTCTTTGGTTTTGTCGGCTGTACAACAGGAGCCGTAACTGGTGCTACTGGTGCTACTGGTGCAGGTGCTTGTACATGTACAGGTGTCTGTACAGGTTGTGGACGTGGAGCGTTAGGAACGGATGATGCTGCATTTGCATCGTCATCCTCTGCGGCAACTCCCACGATAGCCATGATTGTGTACCTACGAGCGTAGGTCATAGCAGAGCCATAACCCTGCGGGTCTTGCTTCGTGGATATGATTGGATACACTCCAGATATGGACTGACCACTCTTATGTATCAACGCAGTACGTAGCAAAGTAACACCGTCAACATATTCAGTGGTCTGAACAATGGCTAGATCATTGTCAGCAAGTGGACCACGAACAGCATCAATTACTGACCCAAGGTCAGCGTACTTAGATTTAAAAAACGGATTAGCCTTGTCCTTCGATACGTTGCTAAGTGTCGCCTGTGCTTTTGCTATTGCTGCCGCGATTAAATCAATTTTAGGTTTGTCTTCCATTATATGCTCCATATGTTACTTGCAATGAAACGAGACTTCTCATCCCACCTAAATCCGTTAATGTCTCTGGGTGTGAAAAGTTCGAATAGTGTTTCCCAATCGTATCCAAGTGCCGTCTTAATAGATCTCACTGTAGACTTCAACCTATTCATTCCGGTTGTGTATTGATCTTCCGTGAGTGTGAACATGTCAAACTTCTTTGGTGTCGAGTAAACACACATGATCGGTTTGCCAGTCACATACTGATAGAAAGACATCTGTTCAATGTGAGGCTCCTTCATAGAGGAAGGACATCTCCCAGTAGTCTTCAAATCAATGTCGTATCCTTCAAACTGAAAGTCGATGAATCCAAGGAATGGTACTCCTTCGATTTCACCAACAACTTCTTTTTGAAAGGCAGTGTATTTGCTTTCACCAAGTTCTTTTTTGATGTCAAAGCACGTAGATACGTAAGATGGAATGTCATTGTATTCTTTCAGATCATCTGGAAACATTGGCTCACCTCTTGCACGTATAAACGATCTACATGCAATTAAAACAGTCTGTTCCATTGTCAGATTAAATCTCCAAGACATTGCAAGTGCGTGTTCGACGGACAAACCACGTTGTGCCGCCGCTCCACTTTTCGTTCTGTACTTGTAGTCAGGGTGATGCTTTAGAATCCATAGAGATGGTTCTTCGCGGTACAACTGAATGTCGGACACCGACCCGCGATAATCAAATAAACTCATGTTACCTCCTGCGTTGTTAGGTTTAGTAGCACACTTTTCAGATAAGGCAAACATAAAAATGATCTTGTTAGCCATCTGTTGCGGCTTATAAAAACAAGTGTTAGCGTCCACTGAATGTAAAATTCAGGAGAATTAAATTGGTTAATACATATGATGTTGGTCACCTTCGCAGACTACTTAAGAAGTATCGCACGAAGACACTGATTAAATACTATGAGGGATTCATTTTCTATGATCGTGAACATGATGAAAACGTGGATCTAATTGCAAAGGAAGCTTGGCAACTTTATGAAGAGGGTTTAGTTCATCTGTTGCAAAAGAGGATTGGTGAATGCGCGTATATATACTACGTTGTTAAACGATGAAATTTCTCAACCTAGAGATTCTTCGTGACATCTTTCCACAGAAGAATACAAAGATAGGCCCAGAAGATACACAGTGTGTTGCCTTTGTCGAATGGCTAAGGAAGGCAACACGCTCAGGTAATGTACGCGCTGTTTGGTTTCATGTACCAAACGAAGGACGCAGATCATGGAAGCAAG